CGTCACTAATCCTATTAATATCGCAATTGCCACAACTACAATACCAAGTATTATCTCTCCTATCATTTGAAAAGCTGGCATAGCAGGTTTTAACGCTTCCATAAGTTGCTTCCATGCAGGTATAAGTGAAGACATGAAGACACTTCCTACCTCTTTAAAGACTTGCCCTAACGTATAAATAATAGGTGCAAGAAATGCCATAACAGGATTAATTACACTCATGATTTGACGAAGTGCAGTTCCACTAGTGATCCAATTGCCAAATGCAACAATAAGAGGTGTTATTGCAGTAAGGAGATTACCAAGTATTGGAAGAAGCATTGTCCCTAATTGAATAGCTACAGATGCTACAGCAGCTTTCGCTTGATCCATTTTGATATTGAAGTTTGATTGCGCTGTCTCCCAACCTTCAACCGCACTCTTATTTTTCTGCATAGCAGCAAGAATAAGTGCCGAATTCTTTGTAAAGTCCTTCATATTCTCGCCTGTCAACGCTGAAAATGCCGAAAGTGACCGTAAACCTCCTACCATATCCCCAACAGCTCTGTTAAATGGAACACTTCCCTCCGGTCCCACTTTCTTTGCTGCATTAGCTATCATCTGTAATGCACCTGGAAGACTCACTTTCATCTCTTCAGCAACAGCAACACTATCTAATCCTAATGCCTTCATGGCATCTTTGGCCTTGCCTGTAGGATTTTCCAGCGCCTCCATCATAAAACGCAGTCCAGTTGCAGCACGGGCAGCAGGTATCATAGCATTCGTTTGTGTCGTCATAGCTGCTGCCATATCATTAAAAGAAATTCCTAGAGATTGAGCAATTGGATCAACAGGACCCATTGAAACTGCTAAGTCTTCTAAACTAATTTTGCCTTGCTGTACAGCAGCAATCAATCCATTCATATATTGCGTTGCATTAAAAGTTTTTGTGCCATAATTCGTCATAACCCCACTCAGTGTATTTGCCACCTCTACCACATTCGCCTGCTCAATTTGGGCACCTTCGGCTGCAACTTTCAGAGTGTCAAGAGCTTGTGCTCCACGTTGACCAGATGAAATAATGAGATACATAGCAGCATTAAGACCCTCCGCTCCATTGGTTAAAACGCCTGTAGCAACAGATGTTGCGAGAATACCCTTGCCCATTGCTGCCATGTTGTCAGTGACATCACCTGCTCCCGTCTTAAGCCTAGTTACACCTTGCTCAAAATCACCAGCCATCTTGACAGATACAGCAGCAACACCAACAGCAGCAACGCCAAGAGCAGCAAGAGCTGTTACAGCATTGCCTAATCCTGACGTTTCTGCTACATATTCAACTACCATTGTGGCTAGTACTGGCAATTAATCACTCTCCCGCTTGCTCTGCTTCAATTGCTGCAATCAAATCCTCTGTGATATCCTCATCATCCCCACTTGATTGTCCTTTATTTGCTTTCTCCGCTTCCTCATCTTCTATCGAAAAAATAGCAGCCCAGTCTGTTATTTCTGAACTGCCTATATATTTCAACATCACTTTAATTCCACGTGGAGCCCCTACTTCACGAGCTATTCTATGATAAAGGCGTCGCTCTCCACTGTTTGGACCTCTAAAGAAAGTTTTTTTTCCTCCACATCCTCCGGTCGCAGTCCTGATAGCTCTGCAGCTGGTTTATTTAAAAGTTCAAGAATATTGCCAGGACCAGCATTAAGAGGTCCCATATCAGCAATATTGTTGAATATAGGCTTACCTGCTTTAGGATGAGCGGGTTTTCCGTTGGCTCCAGGAAATTCGTGAAAATGAGGATGATCTAGCTCGGGCAAGTTGGATGGATCTGGATAGCGAACGGAGAGGACAACAAGCATTGGATACAACTTCTCAAGATTGACCGTTGCTTTCTTCCCATCAATCTCTGTACACTGCTGAAGCAGTTTTGACCTTTGTGATCCTGTTAGTTCCCTAACTGTTACCCATCTGTTCCATCGCTCCACCCAAAATGGCCTTTGCTCTAAAGGCGTCTCAAATGCTATTTGTCGATAATCATCAAATGTTTCTTCTGACATTTCAATGAACTTTCTAACAACTAAAGTAACAATAACAGTAAAAATAAATGCTAATAGCACATTCAACATAATTAGCTCGTCGTAAGCACTAATTGACCATCTATCACAAAATCTAAATCCTCCATTTCAATCTCTTTTAATGGAACTTTCATGCCATCCTTCGTAAGTTTTCCATATGCCTCTAATCTTGGCAGTCCTGTTGTTGCATCTTGCACCATGGAGAGGATAAGCGTGTCATCAGTTGAGATGGTAAAGAGATTGGCATAGGTGTTATCTGCCAAGAACTTGTTAATCTTGATATTTCCACCTGCAAGTCCTGGCAAGAATGTTTTCCAGTGAACAGGAGTCGTTGTAGTCGTCATGCAAGTAGTCTCATGACATGTTCTTGACACATCAGGAGCCCACTCAAGAATATCCCCCACTGCTGTAAATGGTAAATATGAGCCTGAAGCTATGCGAGCTTGATTAGTCCCTCCAACAACACTAGGAAAAGTTACTTTTCCACCAACATACTGCACTACAACAAAAGCAGGAGTTGTCCAAGCAGAACCATTAATAGACTGTTGAAAAACAAAAACTGCTGTTCTATCCCAATAACGCTTAGTCGGTGCATTTGAAATGTTATATGTCAAATGATCGCCACTATCAACTAAAGCTTGATTGGTAAAGCTCAAGTTTGGAGGCAATGCAAGCAAAAGTTGCGCTCTATTCCCATGTACAGCGGTCATGTCACACTCCTACGTGTAGGTAACTGCACCTGTTACCACCATATCCCAAGAAACTGTTCCAGGATCTTTAATCGGTGCTTTTGCTCCAAATTTCTCAACAAATGCATTAAATGCAAAGTTATGCGTTGCACTCAAATTGAGCACCATTGCAATTGCAGCATCAGTTGTCAGTGAATTGAAAAGGACAACTTGACCATTGGTATCGGTCATGTCGAGACGACCTTGAAACTTGACTTTCGCTCCAACGAGACCAACCATGAACGCCTTCCAGGGAAGAGAACCAAGCGCAAACTTGGTGATATCATGACTAGTCCTGTCAATGTCAAGTTGCCATTCATCAATTTCAGCTACCGTCGCTGCAACAACTAAAACATTTCCACCTTTACCGTGTAACGCTGGCATACTAAATTGCCTCCGTTAGAACTCGATAACGATCAGTCATATGCCATTTATTTATACTACTTGTGTTATCTGATAGTATTTGACCATTATCATACGAACATGCAAATGTCCTAAATACATTGCCACTTAATGTCAGCTTTGGTGAATTACCACCTAAACCATCATCAAGTGCATTGAATACAGCATCGTGCATTGCTAATATCTCAGTCTTCCCTTTAAATTCACTCCATCCATGTATTGTCGCCACTACGTCCAAACCCTTCTTCCCAAACACATACTTAGGAGTTGACACTGATTCACCAAGAACAATATAAGGAGGTGTTAAACCTATTGGCACATTATTTTCATCAAATACCGCTGCTTTCCCATCTGAGTAAGGTAAAAGTGCAATCATGCCTGCATCTATTCGTAGTGCAAGATAAATTGCATCCCATACCAATCCTTCAGAAGTGATAGTTGCTGGCATTTATACACCTGGATGAGCTAAGATCATTGATACCCATTTATTTTTATTGGCTTCAGATGCATTAAATAAGTACGGCCTAGCCTTCATCTTCCAAGTTCCATTATGTACATATATTGCATATGAAACTTCCATATTGCCTATTTGCCTTTTACCTTCACTGGCATACACTTTGATATCATCCTGAAGTGCTCCTGTATCTACTGGACAACCATCCTTGGCATCACTCTGTATCAAATCTGCTATCTCATCCAAATCATCCTCAGAAGCCCTTACAATTGCTGCATTATTAGCTACTGCCAACGCTGCAAGATCGGGGCCTGTGATTTTTGCAATCATATTCATGACTTTTTCTCATACTCCTCTGCAATCAACTTCATAAGTGCTTTGGCAGTCTCAGGATTAGCAAGTTCCTCCCTGATAAATTGCCTCAACAGATTTTGAAGCTCAGGACTATCATTTATAGCTTTCAAATGAACTTCTACATCAACTTTTGCTATACTTGCCATATCAATCTTTCCCCTTGCAAGGTGGTTAGAGCGCTACACTAACGTCTTAGGCGGCACAAATTCGGGCCAATGCCATGATCCCAAGCTCTTTGGATTTACGTCTCCCTCGTTTTGCAATACAGATGTACGCCATAAGATACCGCAAGATCCGTTAATGTCATTAGACCAATCTGTGAACACTGTCAACTGCACACAAGTATTTGACCAAACATGCGTGATAATAGCTGGTCTGTGCTCTCCCTTATGATTACCCTCATCCATAATATAATGAACAATTCCCCCTACACTTGGTACTTGAATAAATGACATATTTTTCTCCTTATCCGTAAAAATCCGGTTTGTAGTGAGTAGCGCGTTCCTCTTCACTCATTGGATGGTTCCAGGAATGCCGCTCAGGGCTGGTGTTGTGAGGGACATCCTTAACAATCTTTCCATCTACTTCCAAATCAGCATAAGACAATCCATCCCGCTCTTCTACATCCCTAATAACCGCTTCATGTATTTGACCTTCACCATCAACATAGAAGACTTTATCATCTATGTTCGTTTCCTGATTGTTTACTATCATGCCATTGTCTTCCTTTGAATAATCACGCTCGTAAATATCTGTATCGTCTTTTCTCCATAGGGAGCAAGTACACGATAAACAACATTGTTAATTGTTACTTCATCATTTACTGTGATATCCGTTCCAAATGGCGTATGCAACGTCCTTGCATCTATACCAACATTTTGACCAGCTAACATTGATTGCACTGGCATTGAAAGTCCAACCATTGCACATGGAATATTGTCTGCAATGTCGATATAGTTGTCAGGACTACCACCTTTACTATCAAATACTTGATTATCACGACTTATCTTGCATGTTTTATCAAATACCGCTCTATAAGCATCTGAACGTATTTTATTCAACTCAATAGTCGATATTAGATTCATCCTTGTTTTGTTCCACTGGAATAATAATCAATATTTCTCGGAGCAAGTGACAAGGCATCATTCTCACCACCTGCAAAGTCACCGCGTTTCATCGTGATAGTCTTGGGTCTTTGCTTCATTCGATACTGCTTGGCTAACAACAATATTGACCGTGTTGCTTGATTGCGCTGTAAGCTTTGACCGTCAACAGTTATTGAGTAAGACATGACCCACTGAGCTGTTAGCCGTTCTAGCAAGTCTGCTGCTGCTCTGTACCGATCAAACAAATGTCCAGTAATAAAAACTGGAGGATATACATTAGCGGCAAATTGAAAATGTCCTGCAATAGGCTCAATTGCACTTGGAGTAACAACAACACTGAGGTACTGCTTGAGTACCATTCCATCTTCCCATCCACCTAAATCACTGTAGTAATCCAAGTATTGTAGTCCACTCACTGAATATGTCTCTTTAGGAACAAGAGAGCCATTTATCACATCAAGCCGACTCTCATCTAATACATCTTGAATTGTTTGATCTGAGAAGATCTGACCACTCCCAATAGGCAACAAATCATTAATTAACACGCGAATACTTGCTATTAACGGTAACATCGTTGATCTTGCTGCCATACTTCCTCATTTTCTACGTGCTATAAGTGACATTAACGCTAGGGCTACCAGAGCTTCCAGTTGCAACAATGCCATTAATCACTTCAACCTCCACTGGATACTCAGCACCAATTGGAGCCGATACAGGAACAACAAACAGGATAGGACCACTATTTGTTGTCGCATTGTCATAAAGCGTTACCGTTCCCGCTCCAACTGGTCCAATCACTTCAACCTTGCCAAGACGTGTCCCTGGCTTTGCAGAAACAACCGTATTGCCAACACCAGCAGGAACAACCGCATACTGCGAATCAACTGGCATTTATGGCCTCCCTACTACCAAGTCACCCCTATATGTAGTAGTAGGTGTAGTTGGAGATCCAGAAAGAATTGCAGAAAGACGAATTTGCGTTCCATTAGCAACACTAGTAGGTGAAATACTAAATGGTATAAAGATTTCACCACTTTGAGCACTAGCGGTAAGAGTAATAGGAGGTGCTAAGAAATCAGAAAACCATGTAGTTGGGACTCCATCGTAGCATACGTCTATACTAAAGGTCCATACTCCACTTCCTGATGCTTGCTGAGTAGCAGAATATATCACGCGTGCTACAAGTCCCCTACGTGGTGTACCACCTGGCAAGATGAATGCAGCACCGTTAAAAGTAGCCGTTTTTGTCGTACTAGCCTGTAGGACAAGATTAGCATCAATTGGCATGTGTTTTCTCCTTTCAAGCTAGGACATCTTCAGTCCATACAAACGCCCAATAGAACGTGTACTGTTATTCATAAACCCAACAGCCCATGATATGCTTGTTCTGTAAATCACATCGTTATTCAAAAGCCCTAGATTACGAGCGCTTATTTCACTAAATTGCCAAGCATGCATATGATCAGCAGAATAATTGACTGCATAAACAGAAGTGTAAGTAGAAGAACCTGAAGTA